TAAACGTGGCGCGTGGGTTGTTTTTAAAGACAAAAGCGAATGCTATGTGTGGCCATCATCATCAAACTGCCGAGCATACTGAACGCGATGTAAATGGAAAGGTAATTACGTGTTGGGGTGTCGGTTGTTTATCCGAGTTAAGTCCGGATTATAATCCCTACTCAAAGTACAATCATGGGTTCGCCATCATTACGCGAGGAATTAACAAAGCATTTCATGTTAAAAATTACCGCATCCATGAAGGAGCAATTTATTAAGTACATTGCGTTTGCAATTGGGTTGATAATTGCATTCATTGTGGGGAAAAATTCATGCAATTCCAATCGGTTACAAATTGTACCCTACTCCGATACGGTTGTAGTTCTGAAAGCAAGAATTGATACCATACAAAAGGAACGAATTAAACTAAAGACGATATATGAAAATCAAGTTGATACTATTTATTTGTATGATTCTATTGCCATTGATAGCGCATACACAAAAGCCATCGAAAAGCTACGCGAATACGAACGCGATGGATTCTATCAGTAAAGAAAAAAGGTTGGTTGTGTTGGGAGTTACTCAACTAAATTATTTGATTATAGACAATCAAAAGTTATGTCAAGAAAACCAAGCGTTAACCAAGATAAATGAGCGCAATGAGTTATATATCGCACAAATTGAGCGCGAATTGAACGATTTAAGACAAGTTAATGAACGAAACATTCAATCAAAAAAAAAGTGGCGCAAAGCCACTCTTTATTCGGTTGGTCTTAATGTTACTTTTTTAGTTTCATTATACGTTTTAAGTAGATAGCGAAGTCGAGTGCTTCCTCGTATGCGTGATTGAGCCATTCCTGTTCGCTTAAATTCGCTTTGTCAACGGTTACACCGTACTTAATGCGTCCCATCTTTTCACGCGCAATTAGATCGGTTATTACTTCCTTGTAGGTTTCGCTTTGTAAGTTATCAAAGTTATTTGTTATATTCATTTCACTTGTAATTTAGGTTGAACATCTTTTTGTTTACGGATAAATTCGGTTAATTCGGGAAGCATCCAATAACCATACGTTGACATTTCATAAGTAAAGTCATCAATCTGTTGAGTTATGTCGGGAAGAACTGCGCCATCAGCGTTCCACAACGCGGTTATTGTCTTGCCGTGTTCACGCTGGATGCTGTCGTTTAGTCGTTTCAATAACATTTTTGTTTGATGATTGTAGAACCATTTGATTGGTTCGCATTCGTCACCTGCGTAAATGGATGCTTGTAACCACATTAATAGATTCAACACCTTGACCTTTTCTAATTCGTCTTTTGTTATTTCAGTTTTCATCTTGACCTCCAAATTTTTCTGTATAATATTCATCCCCATCTTCAAATTCTTTACCTTCAATGCTGTAAAAATAAGCGTAATCGCCATCATTCCACGCATCAATAATTTGTTGTCTTTCCATCTCTTTTACTTTTTGTTCTAATTTATAGACCAAATCACATACTTCCTCGCGATGTAGGCAGTGAAATAATTCATCATATAGCCACTGCACTGCTGTCTGTTTTTTGTCGCTCATATTTTTCTTTTTTTGATTATCAAAAGAGTTTGTGTGTAACCAATTATTGACACTAAATTGAATTTGCTGTCAATTTATAGTTCATCATTGATCTCTTGAGCAATTAACTTGAGTGCGTATTTAGCACCTGCCATAAAGGCGAAGTACGATTCGCCACTCATTCCATCTCCACCGAATGCTGCGTAGTATTCGGCTTCCATTTTAATCATTTCATTTAGCTTCATTTTGTTTATGTTTTAGATTTCAAATATATAAAATTTATTTAACCAAAAGCATATTTGCCAAAATTCTTTTTTAACTCGTAAAATGCTCTCATCATTATCGCGTCTGCAAAGTCGGGAGAGATGCCATACTTTTTTTGCAATGTTTCCTTATTGGTCACTCGCAGCTTTCCATCGCTGTCAATTTTCTCGCGTCTAATCATTTCGAGTTCTTTTACAATCGTGTCTTTATGTGTTGATTCAAAAGTAATCGCGTTGGTCGTTATGAGTTCACCGAGTTTGAAGTAACAATCTGCTTTTAAGTTCATGTAATTGTCGCGCACAGCTTTTGATCCATTCAAGAAACCTTTGCATTTCATAAAGTCAACCACTCCACCACCAATCCCATCTTCATCACACAACACATTTGACAACCTTACACCATTTGATTCGGACAACTGGCGAATGGTATCAACCACCTCATTAATTGGTTTGTGTTTTAAGACAATAAACTTTTCAGCATGAAATCCATTCCACAAAACAATAACAGTTCTATCGTTCCCCATCCGCGCAATATCCGCAGTAATGAATTTGTCATTATTTGACTTGTCATTATTTGGCAAACGAAAACATCGAAGCAAGTCATCGTATTCGTATATGCGGTCTTTCGTTTCATCGTAGTCCCAATCACCCTCCAACAATCTTTTGCGGTCAATGATTGGTAGCATTTGCAATGATTCTAAATACACCTCTGAAACGTGGGGATTATCGGTTGGTAATGCCTGTATAAATCGCCTATCTTTTCTTATTGTGCCATTACGCTGCGCATCAAAGAACTCATTGTATAACCAACCTTTGTGTGGGTTACAGGTCATGAGTAGTTTGGGTTTGTCGTTTATTAACTTATAACGCAATCGCGATGAGAGGATGTCGATACACTTTTGAGATACCTCTCCAGCTTCATCCACAAAAGCGTCAGTTAATTCGATTGAACCAAATCTTTGGAACTCGGGATCGCTTGGTAAGTCAGCCAAATCCATCAATATAATTTGACTTCCGTTGTAGAATTTGACAACATGGTCTTGGCCATTGTATGTCCAATGTTTATCGGGATTCAAACCATACATCGAACACAATTCGAAGAACGTGGCCATAGTTGAAAGGCGCAGTTTTTTTAATTCAGACCTTCCGATTAAACCACGCGTTCCGGGATATTTCAATCGTCTTTTTATTTGCCAATCACAACCTAAAAAAGATTTTCCACTACCTGCAGAACCACCGTACAACAACTGCCTACAATCGTTGTCGATGGATAGTTGTTCGAGTGCTTCAATTTGTTTCTGATGGTACTTCATTGATCTGCGTAAATAGGATATCCATTCGTATCAATTGCTTCAATAGGTTTTCATTATCACATTGTTTTTTGATGTGATATTTTTTCCCATACAATTTAAATCGTACGTTATAAGTTTTCATTTATTTCATTTAAATCATCATTTTCATCTATAACATCTACTTCCCAAGCTTGAGAAAATTCATAATCTACAAACATTTCAGCTAATCCTGATATTTGCGCTAAACGTAATATTTCATCAGCATCCATACCTAATTTTTTTGCTATTTTTTCATCATTCCATCCACGTTTTTTTAAATCAATAACTATTTCACTCATTGCATCTACTTTATGTTTTCCTCTTGCTCTATTATGCCTAATAGTTGAAGCTATTCTATCTGATTTATCTGTTCTATTTTCATTAATAGTTACTACTGGTAAATATCCGTGAACTCTTTGTTTAACCTCATTAGATTCTTTACCAACTCTATTTCTATGAAAACCATCAACAACAGTTCTATTTACTTTTTCATCATATGTAACAATTGGTTGCGTATATCCATCTTCTAAAATAGATAATTTTAATAATTCCATTTCAGGTGGAGCAACTGAATTTGGATTATAATCATTAGCTTGAACTGATGTATTATTAACCCATAAAACTAAATCAACAGGTTCATTTTTAAATGGTGAATTGTTATGCAGTTCTTTTCGAATAATATTCAACCAATGAACTTTTTCATTTAATTCTAATAAGTTTAATTCTCGAATTAAATTTATTAGTTTTAATTGTAATTGCGTTTCCTTGTTTTCCATAATTTTAATCATTAAATAAAGTTAAAGTTAATTTTTCATTTTTCTTTTTAATCATTTTTAAATAGTTTTCATAAGCTTGTGATTTATGTTGTGTAAAAGATAACCCTTTGCACCAATAATCATTTCTTAATAAACTTTTACATATCCTTCTCCAAGAAGGGACTTTTTTATCAGCTTCTAATTTTTGATTTGCTTCATCTGGAATACCATTTTCATAACCTCGTTTCATCCACCAATTAATAAATACTGTTACTTTACTTTTATAGTGATCTTTAGTTTTTGGTGGCATTGATTCTATTAGTAATTTTGCAAAACTTTCCCAAGTGTGGTTTTCTGGTTTTACTATTTTTCTATAACCATTAATATTACCTGCTTCTTGAATGTATAATGAACCACTATTAGCTCCATTAACTCTTGCAACTACTTTACTCCAAGTTTCAGGTTCTATTAAATGAAATAACCATAAACCTCTTCTTTGATCATCTCCATATGGTTGGCAAATTCTCATTTGATGTATTGTTAATCCAGCTCTATACATTAAATCATATAATTTATTATGTTTTTTTTCAGGATATTTTGAGTGATAAATCCAAATATCTTCAGTTGACCAATCGTAAATAGGGTAAACATTAAAAACGTTTGATGTTATTTTTGTAGTATAAATTTTATCTTGAAATTTTATTTTTGATTTTGAAGTAATAGTTCTCCATCTATTTAAGCTTTCAGATGTCCTTATACCAACAAAACAAGCGCAAGATTTATTTTGAGCATACCATTCTCCAAATTCAGGTACAAATTCTTCAAACTCCATTCCTTCTCTAAAAAAAGGAAAATAATTTATATCTTTTATAGCTTCTTCAGGATATTGCCTAACCCAAATTGATTGTTTTTGATTATCCCAACACACCCAGTGAGGTTCATATACACTTACTGCATTTCTTAAATGTATTGGTAAACAAACCCAATATAAATCAATAAATTCAGAATAATCATTAATCATATTTTTAATATGGTCAATTGTGTATTTATATTGTGCTTCAAGATCAACAATTAATAAACCTATTTTTTGATTTCTTTTTTTAGCTTCATCCATTACTAAATGAAGCATTATTGTACTATCTTTTCCTGCTGAAAATGATAAATATATTTTTTCAAAAGAATCAAAAGTAAATTTTATTCTT